GAAGCAACAAGACCGACTTGAATAGCCATCAATCCTGCGAACGCTTGGAACTGTAAGTATTGAAAGGCAATCTGTGAAGCTTTGAATGAGTGTCCCATTCGTTCTGCATCTTTGGCAACTGCTTGCAGTTGAGATGAAGCCCTGTTGACTACCCTTACCATAATCTGAACATCTTGCAAACTCTTCACCCCCTATCATACATATTTTTTCTTACGGATTGTTTCTCCACCACTTCCACGTTTAGACTTAGAATCCCTGTCGTCATATGCTTTAGCTTGCTCTTGCATAATCATGAACATCGAATCGATGATGATTGGGTCTTGCCTTAACACTTCTTCTGGTGTCCAACCAAACCTTTCACAAAGAAGGAAAATTTCAATGTGAGGGTGGGGGTTTGTGACCTTACCACCCTTATCACTGAAAATATCTTTACTCTGCTTTCGAATTACTTTTTTTCTTCTTCTGAGACTTCCTCTGGCAAGTGTTTTACAATCTCTGCCATCATAGCCTTAACGAAGTCTGGGTCTAACAACTCCTCAATTGTTTCAAGGGCAATAGGAAGTTTGTTTGAATCTTCATCCAACAAATCCCAATCCTTAATTTTAGCTACGTTCAAAGCGTCATCCATCTTGAACAAGTTATCATTGTCAATCTCCATCTGCATAGTGCGTGGATTCATCTTCATGAAGCTTGTCTGAATGCGCTTCCGTTCACCATAACCAAGAGGGGCAATCTTGATTTTCTGCCCCTCAACTACAATCTCAATCGTGTCCTTCTTCCGTAAGTAACCCATCAATAATCATCCTTTCAAATTAGAATACGCTAGTTTGTGTGTTTTCGAATACAACTGTTACGTCTGTACCAATGAAGTCAATCTCGACTTCTTTCAAATCCTCAGCAGATGTGTCGATAGATTTAGTATCGAATACAACGTCTGGCAAAGTGATTGTAAGTTTGCGAGTAGGTGTAGCTTCATCAATGAAAACCAACTCCAAGTCAACCCGTGAACCTGCACGGAACTTGTCAATCAATACAGAGTCAATCAAGTCTGCTGTGATAGAGCCTTCAATGTCTGTGCCACCCTCTTCAATCCGAACAGGGAACTTAGATTGGTTCAAAGCGAACCGTGCTTCCAAGTTGTTTGAAATCTCGACCTCAAACTCAGTGACAGCAGGATAGAGTACGCCATCAACTTTCAACGCTCCTTCGAAGAACGTGAAGTATGGTGTAGCCAAATCCAATGCAACGACAGCAGGTGCCAATTCTTCAACTGACTTCTGCGCCATACCTTCTAGTTCAACCATCAATGCTTCCTGTGCAGAAGCCGAGATAGTCATTGTATCAATCTTGCAACCCAAGAGGTTTTCAGCTTCGTTGATACCCTTGTCATTCGCTTGAATCGTGAATGATGGTGGTACGTCAGCTTCTTGTGCAAGAGAGATTGTGTGAATTTTTGGTGTAGTACCAGTCGTTACAGCCTTACCTAGCCCCATGAAAAATGGTTCTGGGTTTTGAACACGAAGCGACATTGAGAACTCAGTTTGAATACCACCTTGACGAAGCGAGTGTGGTGCTCGTTTGCCGAGTGAACGTGCTACGTCGGTGTTGTTAGATTCCTCAACCGAGAACTCTTCAATGATACCGACCTGTTTGAAAGCAGTTGCTTTCGTGCCATAAGTAGTTTCTTTACCGACTGTGACGGTATTGTTAAATCCTCTACCTTGTGCCATTATTCTTTCACCCCTTTATCTTTTTTGTCATCCTTTTCTTCTACCAATTCGAAGCCAAGTTCTTCAAGTTCCTTTTGAAACTTTTTATAGACCTCAACTTCGTCGCCTTGTTTAACTAACCCGATTGACGGGTAAGTAACATATACCTTAGTATTTTTGACGAGTTTCATTTTAATCATCAATAACCACCCTCCGTTTCACATAGACAGGAATGTTTAGTCCCTGCAAGAAGTTCTCTGGGTCTTCGACTGCTCCGAACTCGAATCGTTCTTCTGTCGGTTCAACATCTAGTTCATCCCATAAACCCGTTCGTTTTCTCATTCCACCCGACTCAATAAACTCTAGGACTTCCATTCCAATATCATTGAGCAAAGCTTCTGCTTCATCTGGGTCATAGATTTTAACAAAAATCCAAATCCGCAAACGAAGTTGTTTTTCTTTGACTCCACCAAGACCTGCCTTGCGTTGATACATATCGACTGTCTCGATATTGATTGCAGGGAAACTGGCTGTATTGAAATATGGATGACGGTAGATTGTGATGTAGTGGGTGGGAAATGTTGTATCAACAAATGCCTGTAACTCATTCTTAATCTCGTCTTTGATTAAGTTAATGTCAAAGTTAGCCATCTTATTTCCCCCATGCAACAAATGTTTCTAGATACTTGCGAACAAACAAGGCAATCTGTCTTTCCTCAGCAGGTAAGACTACAAAGAACTTACGCTGTGGAACCCCGTCACCGAATTGGTGATAGCCTGCATACCTGTTTATAACCGTCATTTCCATGACATAGTTTGTTGGGTAAGAGACGTTAGGGTTTACTGCGTCAGAACGCAAAAGACCTGTATCAACCAAGATAACGCTACTGCCTTTCTTTGCAATGGTGATAGGAGACAATGGCTTCCAAGCCGTCTCTGCTCCACCGTATCTAAAGCTTTGTGCTGTTTTCATATTAATGTACTTTGAAGCACGTTGAAGTGGTGCTCTATAATCTCTCATTGCTGTGTGTAGTCTGTTGAGTTTTAGAGTTAACTCCTTAATGCCGTGTACATTAATCGTCAAGTGAATTGAACCGCCACCCTTAGCCATAAATTACCACTCCTTATCTGGGTCGATTGTGAAGAACACTTCGCCCTCGAATGTAGAGCCATAACCAATTGCATCGAATGGTTTGATAGGTTCAACACCTACTAACTTAATATCACCGTTTCGAATATCTCTTAGCAACTCTGTAGAGCGCTGTAGTCTTACTTGGTTTCCTTCTTGTGCATTAGGTTGAAAACTTGTATACAAAGAATCAGTCAAGTAGTATACTGCTAAATCAAGAGTAATCTTTTTGATGATTGGTGGGGGTACTAGAAATGGCGTTGTGTAAACCTCCGACAAGAATGAGTCTACGTGAGCCTGTGCTGTTTCGATGAAGAACGAGATATCTTGGTCTGACAATTTACTTGAAGTTGGTAATGAGCGCATCACCTGTTTAATGTCTTCTACCTCGATATACATTACTTGTCACCCCCTTCAAGAATCTCAATGATATCTTTGATTAGGGTTTCCTTGCGTTTGCGACCGATGTGAATGTCATATTCACGAGCAATCTCTTTGACACGTTTCTCTGTCATAGATTCTAATGGTCGGTCAAACTCTCTATTGCCGTACTTAGCTTTTGGTAGAACTTTAGACTTGGTTCGGTAAACGTCAACTGGTTCGGCTAATCCTTTCTTAATCAAGTTTTTAGCTTGTTCCTCTGGCAAATCCAAATACCCTTCTTCGTTCGCCCCTTCAAGTCCTGTTACTAAAGCCCGAACAATCATCCATTCCACCTCCTGTACATAAAAAATAAGGGGGAGAGGAAGCGTGAGATTCTCCCTTTCCCCCTCCTAGAAGAGTAGATATAGTCAAACAGTCACACCGAAAGCAAGACCATATCAACCCTTCTATATACTATACCCGAAAAGTATAGTTTCTAAACATTAAGTCAATACGTTCTTGATAAGGTATACTGCTTTAGGTTCGTTGAGCGTAACAGCCGAGAAGCGTGTCGCACGAACTACTGTACGCATATGCTGTTCTTCATTGTACATTGCTGTACGAAGACCCTCTGCATCAACCAAGTCACCTGCCGTAACACGCTCAAGCAAGAGAACGTTATCAACTGCGCCAGAGATTGAAGCGAAGCGCTCGTCAACGATGAAGTTGATACCCATGAACTCACCAATGTAACCACGAAGGAGAACCAAGTCTGCACCTGTTCCAACGTCTTTACCGACTTTATCACGGAAATCTTTGTTCTTCATGAGAGCAAGTTCAAGCTGTGGTGAGATGATAGCTGTGTCAAGCATGAAGCCATATTCCTTAGCTTTAGCTTTAGCATCGAGCAAGTCGTTAATGAAGTTATCTCCACCTGCTGTAGCATCGTCCCAGTAAGAGCCAGACTTAGTTTTACCTTCAATCTGGTCACGAGTTGGAGAGCCAACTACAGTGAACTCTTGTGAAAGTTTTTTGTAAGCCATCTCGTTAATCATGTTAGCAACGTTACGAGCCAAACGACGCATACCCCGTTGGAGTGTGCCTGCCAAGCCCCATTTTTGCATTTCATACGTGATGACGAACTCAAGACCATACCGACGAACGGCTTCCATTTTCTCCGTCTCAGTGATACCGAAACGACGAAGTGCAGAAGCTTCTCCGACTTCTGGTACATCTTCATATGTGTGTTTACCATACCCATTATCGTCGCCATCAACATAGTATTTGACTGCGAGCGAATCTACTGTCTGACGACCAAGCAAGCGCTCACCAATCATATCGTGTTCCATAAGTTCACGGATTGTGCGGTCGATTGCTTCGACGTTAAGTAGAGGGTGCATTCCTAATGCGAAATCTGCCATGTTTTATTTCACCCCTTTTTTAATTAGTTAGTGAGCATAATTGCTCGTTGACCTGCGACTGCACCTTTGATAACTAGACCAACGACTGCGTGAGCCGAGTCAGTACCGAGTGTAGCCTTAACACCTTGACCAGATGCGTCAGACTTAACTGCGTCACCTGCAAGCAATCCACCTGTACCTGCTTTAACATATACTTGGTTTGCTTTACCGATAAGAACAACTGTTACAACGTGCTTCTTGTCACCTTGGTAACCGTCATTGATTCCGTCAACTCCTACAGTACCAGAGTAAACGATACCGAGAACTTTTGTAGAACCTGCTCCTGCACGTTGAACTTCAATGTCGCCAGAGATTTCAACTAGTTCACCAATCTTAACTACTTGACCTGCTTTGACTTTGAATGAGAACATACTCGCATCAGCGATATGAACTTCAACTAAGTTTTGTGCCATTTTATACCACCTCCGTTAATTAGATATCTTTACCGCCTTGTAACTGTGCTTTCCACTCAGCGTAAGCTTGGTCTGCTTTTGCTTGTTCAGACAATTCCTCGTGCTGTTCGCCTAACTCACCAAGTTCGACCTTGCTCTCAATTTCTAAGAATTGTGTGAGAAGTTCTACTTGTTCCTCGTTCAACCCAACAACAAGCTTAGTAAGAACTTCTGCTTGTGCAGGTAGAACCTTTTCTGAGTATTGCGAGACGAACTGTTCAGCCTTAGCTTGCAATTCACGCTCTTGCATCTCTGCTAGTTTAGCTTCAAGTTGTGCATATTGCTCAAGCTTCTCAGCGTATTCTGCGTGTACTGCACGAGTAATCTCTTCTTGCAATTGCATTTTTTCTTGCTCTCCCATTTCTGGTTCACCTCCGTCTTCTTTGAAAATCGTTGCCGACTTAACCTGTGGAAAAGCTACAATCGAAACTTCTCGAAGTGAAGAAGGTTTACGAGTTTTCCCATCAACATAGAATCCAATCGAAAGCTTCTTAGATAAACCTTTCTCGATTCGT